TTACTCTAATTCCATTAGCACTTCTTCCACCACTTCCATTAACATCTCCCACGGTCTCACAGGCTCACCAGACAATACATAATCAAAAATCTGTCCGTTTTTGCGCACAATCGCTACTGTGTCTCCTAAAATATATCCTTTATCAATCGCTTCTTTAAACTCATCTATATATAACATATTTTATCCTCCTATCTATCTATTCGATAAAAAATCCTAAAAATAGACAATTTTAAATTTTTCTGTTCTGATAGACAAAAAGATAAATATTTTAAAAAAAAGTATTGACTTTATATAGTACATGTATTATAATTAATATATAGAAAGGAGGAAGATATGAGGATATCAGAAATTGCTGATTTGCTTACTTCAATCGGAACTCTGTTGGTTGGTATAGCAAGCATAATCACAGCAATAAAAAAAGAACCTAAAAAGAAAAACCGGCCACGGAGATTCAAATAAGGTTCTAGTAGTAGTTTGGGGCTCAAGCCCCTTGCCACTACTGATAGTATATCATATCTAAGACAAATATGAAATATTTGATTATTTTCGCAATTTGTTTAGTTGTATTTTACTTTATTAACAAGGATGATTGAAATGGATAAAGAATTAACACCTCAAGAAAAAGCAAATAAAAAGTGGGCAGAAAACAATAGAGAACATAGAACCTATCTATCAAAACGATCTACTGCTCGTAGTTTTATTAACAAAAATGCTACAAAAGAAGACTTATTAGAATTAAAACAATTAATTGAAAGCAAACTCTAGACACAAAAAAAAACCCCCCATCAGAACATGTCTGCGCGTATGCGAGGGAGGCCATTGATATTTATATATACATTATATATTTTTATATAGCTTATTGTCAATGATTTTCCCTTTATATAATTAAACTTTTTAATAAAATATATTTTTCACCCAGTAAAAGGCACCTAAATACCTCCTGAAAAATCTGTTCAAAATAATAAAAAGCCCCCGCAAAGCGAGGGCATTTGTCTTATCTAAAGGAGCTTTTCCTTTCGTTTATTTTTACATATCTGTTGCGTTAACTAAGTAGCTATCTTCTACCCATTGCGCCGACTCTGGATGGTTAATGCGTGACCATCCATTCACTTTTTCATAAACTCTTACACGAGTTCCTGCCTTGATAAATTCTTTATCAGCGCTACTTGCGTTTGGCTTAGACTCTACATAATAGTCTGTGCTAAGAGTTGCTTCGTAATAAGGTACATTTGAGTTGTCTAATTTAGTGTTAGTAGCTAGTTTTTGATAAAAAGTAAGTTCTTGTGGCTTATCAACCTTAGGTATATCCATTTTGCTACTATCATCTGCTAACAACACAATATTTTTATCTAAACCACCTGCTACTCCTACACTTGTAAACTGCCACCAGCGAACACCATCCATTGAAGGGAAGAACTCCCACAGCGGCTCTGTTCGTACTTCGTAGTCTGGATAACCAGCTATCCAAATGCTATTAGGGTACTTAGCGATAATTTTCTGATAATCAATATTATTAAGCGTAAATGGTTTATAGCTGTAATAAATAGGCTTATATCCAGCGTTTGCAATTTTATCCATAAACGCAATAACTGCATTTGTGTTAGCTTGCTTGTCTGCGCTTGCGGAATCTTCATAGTCAATGACTAAGTATGATACTTTTTTGCTTGGTAAGTTAGACAAAAATAAGTCTGCTTCCCGTTGCGCTAAAGCACTATCACCGCCAAAACGTCCAAAGTGGTAATAGCCAATTGGGTCGCTTGTGTTTGCTTGTTGTTGATGTCTGTCAGACAGCCAAGCAATTGACTCGGATACCTTGATAATCGTTTTTGTAGTGCCCGCCTGCTGACAAGTCGTTGTTAAATCTGCTTGTTGATAAGCTGATACATCGATAAAGTAATCACCTTTATTTAAACCAGTATTACCGGTTACAGTAACAGCGTTTTTAAAGCTTTTTGGTCTAAATGCAGTTGAGTATGTTGCGGAGTATGGGATTTTTACAAGATTGTATGCGCCATTAGCACCGCCTTGATTTTGCCCCAAAAACCAGCCATATCCGCCTCCTGCATCGCTGTCAAAAATTGCTACATGACTGTAAGGCGTTACACCGTCAACAACCATAAAAATAGCAACATCACCAGCTTGCATAACTTCCACTTCATCAAAATAGTTTAAGATACCATTTTCGTGACGTTGCTCCCATATATCCCTTGCGTATCCTGTATTTGTACAGTTTGCGTATGGCAGTCCTAGATACTTACAGTAATCTGCGTAGCCATCCCAACATTGTGCACCGAAAGACCCATCAATATCATAAGCGTTACCATTTGACCTGCTTTTATATTCTTGATAAGTTGCCATTTACTCCTCCTTTCCAAAAAGTAAATAAATCGGATAACTAAAAAAAGCAACCACTGCAAGCGGTATGTACAGTATTGCTATTGCTAGTACCATTGCTATTTTAGTGATTGCACGCATGTCCCCTCCTATTTTTTTGGCTCGTGGTAAGTCAATGCTTGCTCACTGTCTGAAAGACCTTCGGTTGTTGGGTCTGTAACAACTCCAAGTAATACCAAAAGCGTTACTGCTGTGTTTGCAATATCCGCAATATTTGACGGTAATTTAATACCTAATTGCTGCGCTAGCAAAAATATAGCTCCTAAAATAGCCATCAAAGTTACTTTGTTTTGTAGTCGTAATTTTAAATTAATCATATTTATTTCTCCTATTAAATAATGTTTTTATTTGTTCCTTGTTGACAATGATGTCGTCTTCTGTTTTTCCGAGTCGTTGCTCGTGGATATCCAAGATTTTATGTATCTTTTCCCTGTCACGCTGTGAGTCTTTTAGTTCGTAAGCCAGTTCTTTTATTGTGTCTTTAAGGGCGCTCATTGTATCTTCGTTTTTTTGCATCGCTGTTTTAAACGGATTAACAACAAACGCCCACAATCCAACTACCGATAAAATCGCCCCGCTTGCTGCGCCAATTTGTAGTATGTCAATGTTCATTCATTGCCTCATTTTTCTTCTGTACCAACCGTTGAAACTTCGATTAGTTTGCGTACTCGCTCACGGCAAAACGCAGGAACATCATCAATAGTAATCCACCCAAGTTCAATCTGCATTGCAAAGTAATTAATCATCATTGTTTTTTCTCCTTTTTTGTTTTTAAATATGTGTACTGCTATTTTCGCTAACGTTGTTAAGCGTTGTATCATTTAATTTTCCTCCGTCAGCCATTGTCTTAATCAAATCGTTAACAGTTGCTGACATCAGTTTAATCATATTTTCCGCTTTATCTGATTGCGCCTTTGACTTAGCAATTGCGTCATTAATTTTTTCAAATTGTTCTGCTTCTGCTTTGTCTTTGTAAAGTTGCTCAAAGATAAGCTTTTCACACGTTTTTAAAGTTTCAGCAAACTTCTTGTCGTTTTCTTCCGCTGGTAGCGTCACTTCAAAATTTGCTTTGATTGTACTAGATGTAAAAGATAAAATCGCTTTAGTCTCTTTTACACTCTTGTCTTCCAGTAAAACTGGATACCTATTCAAAAAATCTAGCATAACTCCTCCTTTTATATTATCCAATTGATTTGTCCTTTAACATTAACCGCCCATTTTGATGGGTTGAACCATAAAATACGACCATCTGCACTAACTTGTACATTTAATACATTTAATTGCACAGTCCACGCAGTAACCGCAAACATCATTTCGTTTGGAATTAAATTCGTTGGCATGGAACCGACCGTAAACTGGTTTATTCCATTTGTTGCAAAGTCATATTTAATAGTGACCATGCTACCAATTTTCCTGTAATTAAAACCGTTGCCGATGTATTGCCAACCAGTATCTTCTACCGCTGGTGCGGATTGCGGTAAGCTATCTTTTTTAGCGTACTCACTCCAACCGCTCCATGACCCATTTTCCAAAACTCTTGTAAAAATGGTTTTGTTCGTGCGGTCATAAAATTGTTGATAAGCGTAATTGGCTGTCTCGTGTCTTACAACTGTTAAATAGCCCGGTCCAGCACCACTTGGTCTATTAGCACCTCTAAATACACAATAAAAACCTGTGTCTTGCAAGCTATTTAGGTCAGTGTCGTCATGTCTAAAAGAACCGCCGTTGTTAAGAGCGAGTTGTTTTTGTTGGATTGGCTTATCGCCACAATAAATATTACCATCAACATAAACATCGCCTTTGGCATCAATAATACCATGTTCCCAAATTTTCCCAAATGCAACACCAGAAGGTGCTTTAGTTACAAGTACAAACTCACTTGCAACTGGTTGGATTATTGGTGTTGCTGACATTAGGTTATCACTCACCGAAATCTTAACAAGCCATGATTTTGACTTGTCATAAGTGCCGCCAAGATTTAAAGGGGCACCTGACATTTGGGAAATTGTTGACCAGGTATTTGTAGCTGCGCCACTATCAACTGCATAGATACCAGTATTGTATGGTGCAACAGATACCGACATTTTGAGTTGGTTTTTTTGTATTCCACCAACTATAATTGGTGCAATCTTAACAAATGGCAAGACTTGTAAAATATCAGGATTTTGCTGAGACCTGACTACTTTTGCACTTGTAACAATTGGTAAAAAATAATCAATAACATTAATTTTTGTGTCAACTGGTTCTGATGTTAGACCTCTGCTATCAGTTACCGTAGCTCTGATTGTTGCTGTTCCAACAAAATCCAACATATCAAAAACACTACCATTTCCAAAAATAGCTTTGCCTTTTTCAACAATTTCAGCATTATATGAGCTAATAGTTGAACCATTAGCACCTGCCGAGTTACCAAAAGACACCTTTAATTTACTCATGTTCCTGACATAGTTATTGCCAGTTATCAAACTACCTGTCAGAGTGTTAGCATCAGATAAACTAATACTTGCCAATATTGGCTTATATGCAGCAATGTCTGGCACTGTTGCAGTAAAGGTATACTTGTTCTCACCGATTTTTTGACTATCACTTGTAAATGTTTCTACAATCAAAGTTCCTGTACCACTTCGGTCATTTGGTATCAAGACAGACAGTGATGCAGGCAACGTCCATGAGTAAGATGTGTCAACTAAAGATGCAATCGTGCCTGTTAGACCTTTAAAATCAAATTTCAATGTGTGTCTAAAAGTATCTGATTGTCTTTTGATAGTAATAGCAACTGCACTACCAATATTTCCGCTTGCTATTGTCGCTGTACTAGCACGCTTTATTGTTGGTAAGCTAACTGAATTTGTTACTGATGCCGACCCATAGTTGCTAAAATTGATAGGCAGCGTTACCGTAACATTAAATTTTGGTTTTGATCCATAAGAGTTATGATTTATACGGTAGCTATATGTACCTAATTCTTTTGTCTGACCATAATTAATGTCTACGTTGACACTCTCATTATAAGATTTGCCATCAACAACTATTGTCATTGTACGTTCGCCAGGGTAGTCAATATAACCATAGGAGCTAATTTTTTCGTAGACTTTAACTGTGACCGTACTGTAATTACCAACTAAATTTTGTGTATAGCTTGTTCGTACATCTAATGTTAGATTGTTACCCCAAGTTCCACTAAATGTTGATGTTCCCATTTCTCACCTCCTAACTATTCCTAATCGCTCTGATTACATTAAATAATGGATTTCTGTCATAGACTTCTTCAACAAAATTTCCAATCTGTATACGCTCTGTAAACAGACCATTCTTTATCGTTAAGGTATCACCTGTTAGTGTCATTTGAGCAACACCATTAGTAACAAAGGAGATGCTGTCATTTGATAGGAATAACTTAGCTTTGCCATCTTTGTCACCAATGGCAATCCCCTCTTCACCAATCAATGTCTCGTTGTTGATAAAGCTAAATTTTGCACTTGCCTCACCTAAAAGTTGTTTAAACTCAGTTGTACGATCAAACAATTGAGCAATGTCGTTTGCAACTTTTTGCTTTTCGTCTATCGTATTTAAGTCATACCAAAGCTTCCACTTAGTTTCAACTTCGCTGAGTGTATGCTGCATAGCCTCAGCAATTGCATTTTCTCTTGCTATAGCAGTTCTTTCTTCAAGAGCTAGAATTTGTGCTCGGGTTAATTCTTGATCAGCTTTTGAATCAAGATTACTTGCTTTATCAGCTTCTGACTCTTGCCAATCTCCAGATTTATTACCTTTGACAAGCATATATCCACCAGTCATAAACCAACCTGCATCACTGGCAAGCATGGCAAAGCGTGGTTTTATTTTACCGTCTCTGAGCGGTACAAATGTAACTTTAAACATCTGGATATCTGTAGTGACATTTTCAATTATCGTCTCACGAGGTGTGTTACTTGTGATATGGTTTGCAAACAAGTCATACAAATAGAAGTACAATCTTCCAGCATTTTCTCTTGCTATAGCAGCTGTAAAAGTGTATGTTACACCAGCTTTAACATCAAACTCGATAGTGTGACTAACCTTATTTCCAGACTTCCATTTCTTAAATTCAAATGGATATTCGCTGATTTTTGTAGTCTCAAATATTGTACCTTCGGTAAACCAACTTCCAGAAAATGATTTTGTACCATCAAGTAAATTTTGAGTACCAATGACAACATTAGCAGACATATCAATCCACTTGTAGTCAAGATAATTTGTTGATTGCGTTAATCCAGTATAAGTACCGATAAATCTTCTATTTTTAGCTTCAGTAATACTAAAGTCAACTTTTCCATCTTTCGAATTGGCCCACGCTGTCCATAATGTAGCACCATCATCGCCTTTTTCTCCATCCTCAGTATCTGTAAAGGATATTTGCGTACTTGCTACAAGTTCCTCGTTAACATAAGCTTCGACTGTTATGTTTAAAACATGGTTAAAGTCACTTGCTTTAACTGTTAGCGAAGGACCTATCTCAATCAGTGAGTCGCCATTTTTATAAAAATAAATAGCATCGTAATCTTTCCCATTTTTTTGCAGGTTAGGCGTTAATACAGACTCACCAACCCCATTTTTAAAAGCAACTCCGTTTGAAGTCGCTAGTTGTATATCGTATGGAATTGACTCATCGTATAGACGCAACATATCACTAATTAAGTCGGAAGCTAACTGACTTTCTTTTTCGACAAAATTGCTGAATTTAGTTTTGTTAGAGCTGGGATTTGTTATTGATATTTCTTGCTCAATAACCCTCGCTGTGAGAATTAGCGGTGGCTCGTATCCGTCGTCCTGTATCCGCACAACATCACCAAGTTCTAAGTCAACATAGCCATCAACTTCGTATGTAATTGCTGGATATGCGTGTGCTTTTAAGTCTTTTAGACCTGTTGACATCAAGACTTCTTGACTATCAGTCTCGACTTCCATGTCTTTTCGTATCCAGTTGTCTCGTGTCTCATTACCGGTTAAAACAGATGGATAGCGGTCTCTTGAAAGTGGTGCGTACAAAAATCCATTTTTGAGATAGTACTCTACTTTACCGTTTTCATCTTTCCACTCTTTGTAGATAGAGTTGTCAATATAGATGATTTGTTCTTCTTCATATGTTTCTGTTTGCGCCTCTTGTACAACTTCTTCGTACGATATCTGTGTTCCACCAGTAACTTGCTGAGTAGTTGCACCATTGACAGACATACCTTGCGCTATTTCACGAGGGTAACATACTGTCTGCAATCCTCTAGCAAAAGCGTTAATCTCATACGAGTTTTCCATGACATACATGCGTCCAGCGTAATTCTGCTCTAAGACAGTGACTCTTGTTTTAGACACACTCTTGATAATCCCTGTGTGCCCCCATTGTGTTGTATAAAATGGAGCACCAAAATTTGCTTTAACATTATAGATACCGCCAGCTTGCAAGTTGCCAGCATTAGGCGACCTGTCTAGCTTCCAACCATAAGCACCCCAGTTATAATCAGTGCCGATTAAGGCAGCAGCCATACCGCCTCCGATACGACCTCTAATACCACCAACCGAGCTGTCAATCCAAGCGCCGTCTAACTTCTTAGCGTACCAACCAGACAAAGCATAACACTGTCCTGAGCCGATTCTGCGACCTTTAAGTCTAGTAGCTTCATTTAGTGCTTGCATTGTCTTAGTAGCTCTTCTAGCTACGTTTACGGCTGTTATAGGCTGTACTGGTGTTTGCCACAGCTTATCAATCGTATTGAGGATATTTCCAGTTACTTTATTGATACCATTTCGGATATTAGTCATCAAATTTGTGTAGCTTTGATATCCTGCTGCTGCATAGTCATATTTAGCTCCACCAGCTCTAAAAAGCCCTTTTGTATAGTCTGCTATATTCTTTTTGCCGACGACATTATAAATCCCTTGTTTTGCTAAAAGATAAGTGTAATCTTTTAAAAAGTCATCTACACTTGCATAGTGCATGTATGTTCCACCCTCGTTTGCAGGACGAGCCATCCCAGTAGTGACTTTTACTCCACTTGGACGCGTCTGTGCTCCACCGCTCATACCTGCCCAGTTGTTGTCACGTTTACCAACTGTCGAATCACCCCAAAAACTCTCTAAATAAAGTTGCGTGATGATTCCACTTGGCAAAATATTATATTGCACTGCGTAGTTAATAATAGCTTGTACGTTAGCTTTTTTGATTGTATGACCATAATATTTAAGGTCTCCGCCTAAATATGTACGATTTGACCCAACTGTTTTAGTGACTTTGCGAGTTACAGGATTAGAAATAACGCGCTCGCCTTTGACTGTCTTTTTGCCATACGGGCGTATGGCGTTGTAAATCTGGCGCTTGTCTAATTTTTTAGTGATACCAGTTACATTTTTTTGATATCTCAACACTATGTCGCTGCGGTCACGACCTACGCCATAGGACACGCCCTCTTCGTATTCCTTGTACACATTTACAATAAACGCTTTAAACGTGTGATTGTTGTGTAATTGAGTTTCAAATTCAACTTCCGCATCAAAATTATTAGCAATCGATAACAAGCGAGCTAACTTAGTGTCTTGACCAGTCCATTCCAATGTCAGTTTTTTGTCCTTAACTTCGTTTGTGCCAATTGTCAAAGCACCCCAATTTAAAATATCAAACTGCACAAGATACTCTTCAAATGACATTGCTTTAGTTGCTTTATATGCGTTGCAATACTCGTTTAGTAACTCTAAATTAAGATTTTCGCAATAGCAATGTATTTTTGTCTCTGTTTCCTCGACTTGCATGATGTTAAACAATTGTACTTTACCTTTGTGTACAAAAGAGACAAATGCTTGATCGTTTAGTGCGTGATATTTGTGATTAAGTGGATTGTCACCCAACAGCGTTTTTTTATAAACTGAAAACTCAAAGGCTGACGAACCAGTTGTGAGCTGTCTAGTCCACAAATCATCATAATAATTAAGTGCTCCTTGTTTATCATTGTCTAAAAGCAAAACTGGATGTAACTTAGAATCATGTATTACTAGCGTTATTATAACCACCTCTCTTCCATCAATATCTCAACGTTTGGCGCAGATTGAGAAAACTTAGATACCTGCATTACTAATTCTGTTTTTCCGGGTGGGATAGATATAAGTTGCGAACCTAAAACCATGTCTTGAATAGAATCTAAGTCTTTTGTTTTGACTGTGTCGTTTTCAAAATTGATAACTACTTCATCTCCGGGCTGATACTTGTTAACAATGTTGTTATAGTGAGATACACCCATTTTTTCAAAGTTGACTTTTTCAAACAGGTTGTAGTTGATATATTTAGAGCTATCGCTACATGTCCCCATCGCAAGATGTATCTTGCGGGATTTTTTCCCTTTAAGGGACGGAACAGTTACATGATGATGCGCACCGTTAAAGTAAATACGAAACTTATCTTCTTCTCTAAAAATCTCAACCGCTCTACTTCTATTCATTGAAAAAGGATTGTGATAATTCCTATCTGCTAGAAATGTAAACTGCTTATAAAAGCGCCAGCCAACTCCATCATCATCAAGAGCAAAAAAGTTATACTCTGTTTCAAAACCGTTTTTACGCTTGTAGGTTTCAACACCATATAAAAATTCATCGTTTTCGCCAGTTACACAAAGCTTTAAAAATCCTTTTTGGTCTTGCGCTGTTGCAATAAAAATCTGTTGCCACCACAGGTGCTCATTGAGAGTGTATTCTCCGTTTGAATCAGGATTGATAATAAACGTTCGAGTCCCAACATGCTCGCCGTAACCCGGTGTAGTTCCTCTAGCACCAATAGCTACATACTCTCCACCTTTGCCAGAGCCTAAAATATTATCAAGGCGCATGCGCTTTAATTCCGAGTCAAATGTTGGTGGCATATAGTTGAGTTTTGCGACGTTGGGCGCACCTTCTAAAGCTTGTGCAATAGCTTTTGAGTAATCAAAAAGGGATTCGTTGCGATGAACGATAGTCCCATCTTCTTCCTCCGATGATCCAAGTGCAAAAGCGCCCGTTTCATTTGCGATACCGATATAACCGTTTTCAGAGTTATGTTTAATTTTGATTATTGGATAAGCGTTAGTATTACCATCATTTTGCAAATTAAAAATAAGCTTGTTGCCTTCTTGCGTATAGTCCGAAAACTTTTTGTAAGTAGTTGAATGCGCAACGCCATCTGGGATGTAAAACTCAATAACCGTTTCATCGTACCAATCAGATATTCCTTTTAAGTCAATATCACCTTTTGGAACAGCCATATAATATCTGTCAGGTTCATCTGGTAATGTAAGTTTAAAGGTCGTCTTACTGTGCAAAATACCAGCTATTTTTTCTCTTAATTTATTTAAGTTTTCGTAACTATAAGTCGACGGTTCTGTCGTGTCTACAAATTTACTTGCTCCTATTTCTTTAGTTTTAAAACTAACAGTAACAAAAATAGTCTTAGCGCCAAAACTAACCGATTGAATGGCTTCTCCTAATTCATTTATTTTTCTGGTAGCAATAGACCTATTATTACCTATAGTCCTCACTATGTTTAAACAATTCAAAAAAGGCGATAAATCAACGCCTTTATAACTAAAATTTGCCAATTATATCAAACCTTTCATTCTATTATTCATTATTTCTTTTTGTTTTTGGTATTCTGTGAAGTTGTCTCCAGCTGTTCGAGCTAATTCTTTACCATTCACAGTCACTACAACGTCTCTATTAGCAAAATCTCTAATAGCTAAAACCGCATCTTTCAATGCGACAAATCTATCATCTTCTAATTTTCTTGCTGAGTCATTTAGTCCGCCAAAACTTGCATAATGAGTCACGTCAAAACTACTTTGTAAACCTTCCGTAATTTCCGATATGTTGATATCTTTAAGTTTATTCAATCCGTTTTGAAACTCCTCAGAAATACGACTAGCCATACTAGAAACATTTTTCTTGACTGGTTCAAAGCTATCTGTAAGAGATTTATTAAAACCTCCCATTATAGCTCTACCCGCTGGAATAAGTAATGTTCTATCGTAACTTATTGGCCCTTTATGCTCTTGAATCCATCCAGCGATACCACCGACAAAATTTTTGACTTTTTCAAAAGCTGAGGTCAATCCATTTAAAAATCCATCCATTATAGCTCTACCAGCTGCTCCTAAGTTAATATTAGCAAGGGAATTAAGAATGTTTTTTATACGGTTAACTACACTAGAAACGACTTCTTTCGCAGCATTAATAGCTGTTGAAATACCGTTTTTCATCGCATTAAATGCTAGTATAGCGACACTTTTTGCTGTATTAATTTTAGATGATATCTCGTTTCCAATAGCACTCATTCCAGCAGCTACTACGTTAACCAAAAATTTTAGCGTCACAGAAAATATACCTTTTATAGCACTCCATCCAGCAGAAAAAACTGATACGAAAACACCCAGCATACTTACAAATAAACTAACTAAAAACGTCAAACCTCCAATTATTATGTTTTTTATACCTTCCCAAATTGCTCCTACTCCAGATTTGATAGCGGTCCATGCTGCATTCCAATCACCATTTATAATTGCTAATATCACTTTTATAGTTGTGTTGATGACAGACATGCCAACTTGTACCACGCCTGTTATAACCAGAAACAAACCACTTAGAGCCTCAACAAGCGCACTCCAAGCTAACTTTAAACCGCCAATAAAAGTAGCGCTGTTAGCTTGTATGAAAGTGAAAATTGATAATATTAGTTGTTTCAATGTTTCGATTAGTGGGGTGACTGCATCAACCATTGATTTCCAACCAGAAATAATTGTATTTCTAAATGTCTCAGATGTGTTCCAAGCGACTACAAGTGCAGCTATAAATGCTCCGATTGCTGCAACAACTAAAATTACAGGTCCTGAAATTATTGAAAAGATTCCTGCTATTGCCGTGAACGCTGTAGAAACTCCTGCTAAAGAAGCAGTTACTTGACCAATAAAAATAATTACTGTTCCAAAAATGACCAAAAGAGGCCCAAGAGCTGCGCCAATACCTCCAATAATAACTGCCAGCTTTTGCCCAGCAGGAGATAACTTGTTGAACCAATCTATGACTGCTTGGATTTTACCAATAACTCCTTGCAACAATGGATTTAATATACCACCGATTGTAATGCCGGCTGTTTCTAAAGAACCTTTGAGCTGTTCAATTGTTCCTTTAAGACCGCTATTCATAGTGTTTGCCATTTTGTCAGCAGCACCTTTTGAATTTTTCAACCCTTCGGTTAATTTAGATAACTCGCCTGGGGTAGCGTTAATTAAAGCAAGCATCCCTGACAGAGACTCTTTACCAAATAAAATTGATAAAGCTGCAGATTTTTGTTGATCTGTCAATCCAGACATTTTTTCTCTTAGTTGTCCTGTTATTTCTGTCAAAGAACGCATCTTCCCATTCGTATCAAAAAAAGACAATCCGAGACCATCAATAACAGCTTGCATTTGGTCTGTCGGTTTTGCTAATCTGGTGATAGCTGTTCTAAGAGTTGTACCAGCTTGAGAGCCTTTTATACCAGCGTTTGACATAATACCTATTGCTGCTGCGGTTTCTTCCATAGAAATTCCCATAGCTCCTGCAACTGGTCCTGCGTATTTTAACGCTTCCGCCATGTCTGCAACCTCTGAGTTTGTATCTGCTGCAGCTTTTGCGAACACATCGGCTACATGAGTGGCTTCACTTGCGTTCAAGCTAAACATATTTACCGCAGTCGCTGCCGCTTCTGAGGCAAGAGCTAGATCTCCACCAGATGCTGCAGCCAAAGACATTACTCCGGGTGAAGCTGCTAAGATTTGATTTGCGTTAAATCCTGCTGATGCCATCATTTCTTGACCTTGTGCAACTTCCTTAGCACTAAAAACAGACGATGCCCCAAGATCAATAGCTTGTTTTCTTAACTTTTCAAAATCTGCCCCGGTAGCTCCAGAGATTGCTTTTACTCTGTTCATTTGAGATTCAAAATCTCCAAATGTTTTTGCAGCAGCGACTCCTAACCCAACTATTGGAAGTGTGACGTATTTTGAAAGGCTACGCCCAACACTTTGCATCCCTTGACCTACCATAGTCGTATATTCGCCGATTTTCCCAAGCGTAGATATGTTGCTATCTTTTATTGATTTTATTTTATCAATAGTAGCTTGTGCAGCAGATTGAACTTTGTTCATAGTGCTTGTAAAATTAGTATCTGTTGCTTTTAAAATCGCTTGTACTGTGTACGATCGATTAGACATTAATACCTCCTTTCTCTCTCAACTCTTTTACCCTTTTAGCTCTATTAACAATAGTTTTATCCAATTGTTTGGGTTTATCACCTAACAATTTTCTCTTCCGCTCATCGTAATCATAAAAATCTTTAAAATCTTTATAAATATACTCACCACTTTGGTTGGTGGCTTCTGCGTTTCTTTTTATAAAAGCGCTAAGATAGATATTTCTTTCGGTCTCTAAATGCTTGATTAAATACCCTTTCATCCTAAGATTGTATTCTCTGACAGTCATATTCCTAGCGACATCATAGTCAGTTACATTCAGTAACCCGAAAATGTTAGCTATTATTTCGTTGTACGTTTCTAGAGAATTTTTTTCGTTCTCTTTGTTGCCGTTTGCAGACTCAATTTTTAGTTCATGCTTTTTAGTAATTGTTTCACTTGTGCTTTCGATAGTGGCGCTTTCTTCAAACTCGTTAAAAAACCTTCAAAAACCTCTTCAAGCTTATTGTCTTCCGCTTGTTTAATTGCCCATTTTTCGATTTCTTCCTTGCTTGGAATGCTATTCAAAGTGTGTGTTGCTGACAAGATAATATCTTCTAGAATTAGGGGGTTTTTGATAGATAATTGTAATGTTGCTGTTTGGATACCTGTTCCAAATTTAAAACCGTTGTTTTCAACGAAATGCCTCTTGTCCATCTCACGGATGAAGTCAAACCCAAAGTTTAATGGGTAAGTTTTTCCTGCGATTGTAATTTCTTTCATTTTTGATTTTCTCTCCTTAAAAAAATAACAAGGGTAAAAACCCTTGTTTTAAAAATTAATTGCCTTGTGTTAGATTAACTACTTGCTTCTACATGAGAAACAGTATCGCCGTTTGTTTCAGTGACGTCTTTAAACACATATTGAATAGCCTTGATTTGCTCTTTGGTGAGGGTAGCTTTACCTTTGACAGGTTTTCCATCAATAGCCATTTCTGTGGAAATTTCAGATAATTCTTCAACATTTGAAGGGACTTCCCACGAACCTAATCGACCTATTGCGTACTCTGCATCATATTTATTGTCTGAATTGTTGTTGCTATTTAAGTCAATATCCCAGACCTCAATCTGCTTGCCATCTAAAACGGCATTTTTTAATGTTGTGTTCAATTCGTCGCGACTAGCAACCCCTTTGATTTCTAAGGTGACTTCTAGTCCTTTGTCAGAATTTATAGCACCATCTTTTGTGATCTTAGCATCTGTTTTTCTACTAAATTTCCACTTATGTTCCGTCTGAAAAGATAATTTAGCCGCAGCCTTCTTTTCCCCCAAAACACGAAACATCAAAATATTATCTTTACCATAAACTGGTGAACTTGTTACCATGCTTCCTCCTATATAAAACTAAAATACATGTTCAAAATGCCACGATATAAATTCTCGTTAGTACTATTATCTTTTAAGATTTCGGTATCACTATCATCTATAATCATGGACCATCTTCTATTTTCTATTTGGTTTATTTCACTGACCGCCTGCATAATTCGAGCAACTATATCACTTATCAATTTTCTGTCCATGCCGTCTCCCCAGACGTTTATCGTTGTTGAGCACTTGCCGATTAATTGGGTTTTTGTCGCTCTCGGCATTATATGAGTGTCTCCCATCACAACAAAAGGGTATTTTGTACCCAACGGTGGAAGGAAATCGTAAACAGTCAATCCTATATCAGTGAGTCTTTTAAAAATCTCATCAAACAATTGTTGATCCGGTTGTTTCATCATTCAACCCTCGCTAAATCTTTAATGAAGTTGTCAATGACACTATCAAGAGCTGGCTTCATAAACGGTTGCTCCTCCATTAATCGTGTACCTGTTTCCAAGTAACCGGAATAATTTGTCCCAGCCTTCACTTTAGCAACTGTACTTTGATTACTAAACTCTAATTTAATAGACCTTCTAGTAGCTCCTGTAGGTTTAACAAAAACACGCCCTTTGCCTTTTTGCCACTCATAATGCCCATTAAATACAGCTTTATCAATAGCCTTTGAGTGCATTTTAGTTCCGTGTTTTCTGACAGCTTTGCGCTTGTTTTCAAAAGTAACTTCTTTTTTTAACGCAGATAGCAACTCATGTTCCCCTTCCAATGTTAAGTTAATCATTAACAATCTCCTCAACGTATAAAGCTTTATTTCTGCTCGTTACAACACGATAAGCTTTATCTTTGATTAAAACCCTATCCACCTTCTTAACGCTGTGACGTAGCCTTACAATGCGTCTATCAAGGTCTAACTTCTCGTCTAACAGATTAGATAGTTCTATACCTTGCTCCGAGATGTTACACGGAACGACATCTTTTTTAACTTCTCCTCCAACACGTTTCCCAAGAGTTGGATCATATCGAGGTTCACCGTTAGCTTTAATTAAAAGAGTAACTCTATCGTTATATCTCATAAAAAATAAAGTCCACCTTTTTTAGATTTTTGATTTGAAATATTAAGCTTACTTTTAATCATTAAATCATACGGTTCAAACTCGTTTAAAAAGTCGTAATAAGTGATAGCTCTTCCTTCCACGGACTCAGACTTAGCCCGTTCAGCACCTCGCCTGTTATAGCGAGCAATCAAACAATCTTCAAGGACAAATGAAAAGGCACTATCTATCTCATTAGTGCCATACTCTGCTGAAAAGTGGTCAGTAATCCTTTTTAGCAACATTTCCAATAGTTTGTCTTGTAATGTATCGTTGATATCTAAATCAAGCTTTACATTATTAATGATTGTTTGCGTGTTTATCTTTTCCATAAACACCTCCAAAAATTAATCGGTGTGAGATTCTAAAAGCTCTAGCAATTCCGCTTTTTTAGCTTTAGAATCGTAATTAACACCTAGTTCATCAAGTTCACGCTTTAGCTCGTCAACTTTTAAATTGCTAAAGTTTGTTGACTGTGTGTCAGTAGCTTTTAAAACACCTTTCCCAGTCAAAAACTCAACTCTAGCACCGTTATACTCTTCACCGACTTTATAAATAAAACCAGTCTCTTTATCTCTAAAAGCTTCAATTACTAGAGCCACGATTACCTCCTTTTATAATGATACTTCCGAACTTGTTACAATCTGTACTTCATCTAAGCGCTCGAATGATGGTAGAGCAATCATAGAAACCTTAGTCTGTACGTTAACAGGATCAGTAGTCTTAGTAGTTGTAACAGCAATACCTGTCTCTACAAGAGATACCTGTGCATCTGTTGCTTGACCTCCCATGAGGTCAGACTGTTCAGGAGTTGTCCCAAATACTGTATAGCCAAGATTTCCGTTAGGTACAAGTGTAACTACGCCATCAGGGAAATACTTCTTGCTTTCACCTGCGTCGTTAACGAACACACCATCTTTAAGTAAGATGTTTAATCCCAATTCTTCAGAAAGATAAGATTTTAATTCTGCTTTAGTAACAATTGAGCCTTCTGGTGCAAGTGGTTTAATTACTTTTACGGTTGCTTTTGCATTTTTGATATAGCCAAAAGTTTTTGAGTTTAAGACAATAGCTTCAGGAACGTGACCACGCTCTGTTACTGTTTCAATAGCTTTCTCAATGTCGGCAAGAGGGTTAGCAGTTTCTTTATTTGACCATTCTTGTGAACTTTTAGTCGTTTGAGTTACAGCTAATCCATAATCGATATCTTTCATAACACCGTTTGAATTGATGTGGATTTTACCACTTGACAACACTTCCATGCGCATAGCTTCAAGACGTGCTTTAGCACCAGCGATTAGAGTAGTTTCATCATTAAAGATTGTTGATAACACTGTGTCAATAAGTTCTTGATTTTTAGTTTGTGCTAAAACGTTAAGTTGTTGACGGTCAGCCTCTTTTACAAACATACCTTCTTTGAAGTAAGGCATTTCTTCGTCTAACAAGTCTACAGACATGCGGTCACGAAGTGGAACTTTAGTGTCAAACGCCGCCGCTTTGATACTAACTGGTTTGCCAGCTGCTCCTTTGATAAAGGATAACTTAAGACCAAGTTGTTGTTTAGATGGGAAAGCTTTTTCTCCCAAAGACAAGTCAACGTTTGCTTGTTGTTTATCATAAAATCCTTTGATGTTAGCAGATGTTACAACGTCATAAATTAATGCCATTATTTAGTTCCTCCTTTTACAAATACAATGTGTGGTAATTTAGTAGCTAATTTTGATGGATCTTTAGCCAAAGCAGAGTCTGCCAACTTATCAGAATTTACTGTGCCACGATAAACAAGAGGACCCGCAGCATTGCCTTTAGATAAGTCAACATCTGTCAACAAAATGCCATCGATATGAGCTTCACCATCTACTTCACTGTTTTGAACTGGTTTTACTTTTTTAGTACGATCTTTAAAAACAGACTCATCAATCCCTGCTAAAACTGTTCCAGCAGATGCCAGTCCATTACCAAATTTACTTGCATCTAAAGTCACAGAAATCGCTTCGTATGGCAAGTTATGTAAAATCTCTTTTGATGTTTTTACTGTACGTTTATTCATTTTTTCCTCCTAAAATAGTTTGGTGTTAACTTTTCCAGCTCGTTCTGCTAAGCTTGCACCAAAATTTGATTGAGTTGTAATAGAGCCACTTCCGATTGAAGGGGTGGCTTGTCGTGCCAATGATTTGCGATCATCAGCGATTGCTTTAGCAAATGCGCTAGCTAGCTTAGTGACATTTGCTTTTGTTTGCTCTGCATCTAAAGTTACTGCAAGACTAAGAACATCATCATCAACATTAATATCAGCCTCTGAAAACATTTTACGAGCAACTGCTGTTAGTTCGTTGCGTGTCTTATCATCTTTTAGTTGTTGCAACTCTTCTAACAATTTCTGTGTTTCGTAGTTAGCTTTTTCTTCGCTGTTCATCTTTGCTAATTTTTTAGCTTCGTCTTGCTCTGCTTTAAATTGCTCTTGAGCGTCTTTATGAGCTTTAGCAACTGCACGATTTACATTTTGTTTAATCATTTCAGTTACTTCTTCTTGTGTAAAAGTCTTTTCTGTTGTAGCCTCTGTTTGCTCTTTGACTTGAGTGTCGACTTCCTCTTGAGCGACTTCTTCAACTACACCATTTTCAACTAAATCTGCCATGAGGCGCCTCCTTGTTTAAAGTCATGTCTGACTATAATATCTTGCACAGTTTTTAGCCTTAAGCACGTTTTGGGCATAATAAAAACCAGCCTCAACTGGATTTGTGACTATTTATTTTTCCATTTTTTCTTTGAGTGTTTTTTGATACGACTAAGCTCGTTGTTAGTCGCTTGTGCGTTATGCTCTACAATTTTTTCAAGTTGTTCAATCCGTTCGTGTTGTTTGCTTAATTCTTTAAAAAAAATTCGTTTTCTACAATAAGTGAAGCTATGTAGCGTTCGATTTTGCGTTTTTTCTTAATGCGTTTGTTCATTTTTTACCTTTCTTATGTTCGATATCTTCACCAATAACTGCACAACGACAATGTGGGTGAAATGGCGGTGCTGTATTGCCTGTATCCCATTTTTCCATAGGATACGGACCGTCACTTGCTATTCCTTTACAAATAGAACAGGCGGAGGGCTCTAGCAATATCTCAAAACCATTAAACCCGTTGTCTTCTATTGACATTTTGCTAACTTCCATTTGTACCCTTGCATGTTCTGTGATTGCTAGACGTCTAGCATAGCTATCTGATACCCCAAACTCTTTTTTTAGCTTATTAGACAACTTAATGGCGTTATCGCCTTTTGTTATAGCTTTATAAACTTCCTCTTTTACTATTTTTCTAAGGTCGTCTTGCCTTTGCCAAATATTTTCACTCCACGTTGCGCCTTTGAAATTTGTATTTATGGTTACTTTAGCTAGCTTTTTAATGTCATTTTGACTAGAAACAGATGTTCCAAGTAAGCCAGACTGAAATTTCAACTCTTCTTCAAAACCATCTTCAAGGAATTTTTTTGTCGCTTTGTATTCATCTTCCGATAAGCTTTGCATCGCTAAATCAATATTTAATTGCAAAAGCTCTAAAGCGTTAACTTTCATCTTTAAATTATAAACAGCCATGTCTATATTTTCTTGATGCGTAAAATTAGCTTTAGTGACTTTAATTCCCTCTTTGCGCATTTCGTTAGCCCTTGCAACTAATTCTTTTGCCTTTTTCTGATAAGCGTTGATATCAACGTCAGAGACAGCTTTTTTAGCGAGCTTTAAGTCTATTGCCTCTTTATCTGCATAACGCTGGTAAAAAGACTCGATTTCTTTTTCGATTTCACGAAAATGGTAATCGTGTATCTGTTTCATGGACTTTCCCAACTTGATATCTTTTTTGTCTTTGGCTTCCATCTCTTTTTTAACACGTTTACGCCAATAACTTTTACCTTCCTTAGTGTGCATGTCCATGAGCTAACTCCTTGTCTGACATACGTGTTTGAGCTTCTAGTTTTTGAGCTAACAAACTGCCCGACTGCGATTCTTGCATGATTTTATCTTCTTCTTCATCTGGATCATCAACAATACCAGTGACAAACATCTTAGTTTTGTTTGATAACTCTCCACCAAGTGCTTTAAAATCATTTATTTTTTCTTGGTCTGACTTAGGTAAGTTTGGAGTAAAGATTATTTTTAGCTTGCTGATATCAAAATCTTTAATTTCACTTAAAAACTCACCAACATGAGCGATAAGCTTATATCTACGTTTCAACGACTGCTCAAATAACGCTTGTAAGTCCACACGTTCTTGGTCTAGTCCAAAAACTTTCCACTTGAGCGCTTCTCCGGACTGATTACCAGCAAATTTGTTGTCTGTCATATCTGGCGTATTAGTAAATCTGTGGATATCCTCAGCGATTCTGTTTTTATACGCTTCAGTTCCTTGCACGTCATATTTTTTATACAAATACTTAGCGTCAACAGAACCTTCACGTCCTTCGCTATCAACAGGTGGTTCTAGATTTAACAATCTAGCTTTTCGCATAGCTCTCAAATATGTAATAGCTTTTTCCGGTGTATCTACGTATTCAGGAAACGACACACGACCAATAATTGCTAGAATAGCGTCTGACAAGTCTTGCATGTAGTTAGCTGTGTCTGACTGCGCAGAGTCGTATAAATCAATCAAAGATAATTCTGTTTCGTAATCGCCTAAACCGTCATCTGTATTAAGATATTCCGTGATAGGGACAGCACCAAAAGCATGCGGTTGTCTACCTATCTCTGTTAATTCTCCGTCAAATTCAAAAAAGATAACTTCCGAACTTGTATAAACTTCTACTGTCTTGTCTGTTTTATCTATTTGACTTTTGTTGTAGTATCGCACACCAATAAGACTATCTTTATCAACATCATTTTTATAGATAATAAAAGTCTCTCTCGGGTCTAGTCTTATCACTTTTGTTTTATTGTCTGCACTACGATAAGCGAGTTCGTAAGCACGACCAACTTTAGACAAGTCTTTTATAAGTTGTCTATTTAATTGATGGAAGTTGTTCTTTTTTGCTAACTCTTTTAAAAGTTCGTTGTTAACTTCATCGTCATACTCAACACGTATTGGATTACCAACAAGATATCCCTGTTTAAATGTTGATATATACTTGCCATAATTATGTATGGCACGAACATCAGCCATGTCCTCATCTTGCCTACGACCAGACTTAGATACCTCGTGATTGTTTCCTTCTGCATAATCTAACAACTCTTGTATACGTGGTTTTTGAATGTTCTCGTGGTGTTTTAAGTATTCAAGTAATATTTTATAGTTGTCATCAAACAAAGCGCTTATATCGCTTATCTGATACCTCATTCTTGACTCACGATGAAAACGCAACTCTAAAAGTTTATGTTCCCCAGTTGAGTCAATAAAATCTTCTATGTGTGCCATTGTTTCTCCTATCTAGTTTTTAAGACCTTGATAAAGTACATTGAAATTGTTGGTTTTACTTATGCTATCTTCTTTATGCTGTGAATAAAGAGCATATCTGATGGCATCTAGCACATCATCGTATTCTTTTTGTGGTTCGTCTTTTGTGCTGTTAGGTTTCCATTTGTATTGATATATCTCATCAAAAAAACGAGGTATCACGCCCCGTTTAATAAATAACCTGTTTTCTTTCAAAAGTTTGGCGATATGTTCAATTCCTGAAACAATCGACTTGTTAGCGTTCCTTGCTTTTAAACGTTCCCTTTGAAATCTCGTTACATGTTCAGGGCGAGCGCTATCTGACCAAAAAATAATATTGCCGTAATGCTCTTTAAACTCATTAGCTCTATCAACCCACCAATCTATTTCTTTATATTGCTCTGCAATACCGTCTAAAAGGTAATAGTTGCCTTTTTTGTCTTCTCCGACAATCACAATCGAACCATAATGGCTGTATCCCCAGTCAACTCCAGCGAAATATCTAACCATCTTAGGCAATTCAACCACTTCGTGGACGTTTTTATCATAATCAGAATAAATAGCACCCTCTGCGACCGTCCATTTACCTAAAATGTCACGGTCATAGAATTTTCCACTAGGCGTTGCAGCTTTTATAGATTCGATGTATCGCTTAGACAAAAATGTGTTATCGTCTAATTTAAAGCTAAAATCAATAATCATATCATCGTCAGAGTCGATATAATCCGTTTTGAGCCAATGATTAGGGTTATCTGGGTTACTATCCCAAACTATCCTTGCACCCTCACCAGAACACCTAGAAATGATTTCTTTGAACACTGTCTCGTTAGCAAGTGAAGCTTCGTTAACATATGCACCATAAGCCGTAAAACCACGAGCACGTTTAAGCCCCGATATAGAACCAGTATAGACCTGCACCACCTTGACTCCAGCTAGAACAAAAGCACCATGTTTATCATATTTAGGTTCAATATCAAAGGTATTGTACAGGTCTTGTAAAATGTTGTTGTGAATAGATGTTGACGAAGTCCCAGCCAAAATATACATTGGTTCTTCAACGCCTAGTTTGTCAGCTATCCTACGCACCCTCACCAGCTCATTAAGAAAAGTAATATTGTTAACATAGGTTTTACCCGAACGCTTAGCGCCGTGAAGACCGCATATAAAGAAGTCGTTATGTCTGATTTGTTCAAGCACTTGCCATTGTTTAGGCGTAAAATCAACGATCATCTAAAACCTCTCCAAGCGCCTTAGTAAAGGCAACCAATTTATCTTCCTGTTCTTCATCACCAACAACTTGTGCTTTAAGTTTCTCAATTTCAAGTTTAAGTTTTTCAAGTTCCCATTTAGTCGGATAGCGTTTCATCAATTCGCTACCTGCTTTGATAACCTCAGCGATAGATGGCTTTTTCTCGATACTCACAAACTCACCAGTCACTGGATTTAATTCGGTCACTTCTTCGGTTAGTTCTTGTCTGAGAACCTTAGTAAAAACTCTTAAAATCTCATCTGCTTTTGCGATTGCTTGGTCTTCTAAAATAGCCATACGATCATCTATCGCTTGTTTTATTTGAGGTTTTTTGAGGTTTTCTGCACCAGATTGATAGGCTGCTTTTTCAGCATATCCTGCCTTGATTGCAGCATCAGTTGCATTTCCCGAGATGATGTACTCATCTATAAATTTTTGTTGTTTCAGTGTTAATTTACCTATTTTCCATCACCTCCTCCGTTTTTAAAAAAATAAGTATTTTATGCGTATTTTACTTGACAAACATGTCTTTTATGTGTATAATATAAGTATAGAAAGTGAGGTAAGCAATATGCCAATGACCCCTAAGCAAATGATTAAATTGCTTAAAAAGAACGGGTTTTATGAAATTAGTCAAAACGGTAGTCATAAAAAACTTCGTGATGACTTAGGACACCAAACAATCGTTCCAATGCACAATAAAGACCTTGGCAAGGGTCTTGAAGATACCATCTTAAAACAAGCGGGTTTGAAATAATCCGCTTAACAAGATGGCTTGCTTATCTCACAATAATCAAAGGAGAATTATTATGTTAGTTTATCCAGCTATATTCACACAAGACTCAGATTATATCATGGTTACATTTCCAGATGTCCCTGAAGCAATCACTCAAGGTGAAGGCTTTCAAGAAGCTTACGAAATGGCTGTCGAAGTCTTAGGTTTTGCCCTTGAAGATTATACTGACTATCCAAAGGCGAGCTCCGTTTCTGATTTAAAAGAACAGTATCCTGGTTCTGATATTGCTTTAATTGGCATTGATATGATTGCCTACATGAAAAAATATCACTCTAAGAAGGTACGCAAAAACGTGACTATTCCTGAATGGTTGAACAACGCAGCCGAAGATAAAAATCTCAACTTTTCCCAAGTACTTACTGAAGCACTTGAATTAAAATTACAAGCATAAGAGCCACCGTTGTGGTTCTTTTTGCATAATAAAAAGCCACCACAATTGGTGACTAATTGGTTAACCATAGATAAATAGCGAATGAATGCTAAGCTAATTGCCTACCCCATTCTGGGACACTTCTATTTATCGAACAGGAACAGTCGGAATCGAACCGACACAGAACCATTGTTCCCACACCACAAAATAGCAAGTTTGATAGTAGTTAAAGTTGACGACTAAATAAATAGTCAGTTGGTAAATGATTATCTCTTCTTGCTATTTTGATAATACTATTATATGACATTGATTAGTATTTGTGAGTATTATTCAGTCATTTCTAATACTGATATAGTATTATTCAGTATTATTTAGTATCAAATTCAGACTTTCTACACCTTTTCGCTTAAGCATATAGTAGTTATTGCGATTCATCTCTAATCTGTCGATCGCTTCGTCGTACGTCTGACAATTTACAAATGTAGTAATTAACACATGACGTTGCAGCATGTCAGGTATACGCATAATTAATTCGACAATCTCGCCTTTACGTTTATCTAGTGTCTGTATTTGTCCGTTGTAATACTCACATTTACTAATCAAGCTGACGTTTTTATCTTCTTGTGATTGTCTAATCCCTCCGCTCGTTCGCATGTCTGACCACTGAGGACTTGACAGCAGCGAGTTGCTCGCAATCTTATCACGTTCAAGCTCTTTAATAAGTTTTGGGATTATTCTTAATTCGTTTAATAAAATGTCAGCTTTTGTCTGATTACGACCCATCAAGCTACTCCTTATGATATAATATTAGTAGACAAATATATTGGAGCTGGCTTACGTGAGCTGGCTTTTTTATTGTTCTCCTTTCATTTCTCTGCTGACTTATTTTTGTTGTTAAATTGTCGAGTATTAAATTTTTAGTTTTGCGTCAGCACTTTATTTGCAGCATTACGCTTGTATAATCATCTGTGAGCGATAACAGACTTTAGATTTTTACGAAAAAATGTCGGAGGATATTTCCCTTTCTAAAAATTTCGCTCTATAACTAGCAGACTAATTATTCCAAATCTGCTAGCTGAATACTTACAGAAAGCTTCCAGGGTAAGTTTAACGAGTATTCCAGCTCGTAGACCCACAGAGCCATTGCAGGCTCTTAGGCGCTTGCGTGGGACTTTAATTTGCTTCTGTGTTTAATAGTTTAAAATGCCAAGTTTCATATTCACCATGATAAACGAAGCCTATAGAGTCTGCGTCAACGATTTTATCGCATACAACATATGCTAAATCAGTATTTTTTAAATAATCTTTTTCACCATATTTAACAATAGCAATATCATGTTTTTCACCACTTCTAAAATAATAGCCAGAGGACAAATTATATTTGTCATTGTTAAAATCATTTGCATATTTTTTGGATATAAAAATTGTTTTTTCTTTCATTCCACCACCTCTTCTCTAAACTGCCACGCCCAGTCGAAATCTTTGCGGATTTCGGATTCTGTTAGTTGTAAATCATTATCTGTCTTTAGTAAGTCTAAGTTATCTCTATGCATAACTTTGATACTTACATTTCCGCTAAGTTGTCTCATCAGCACAAAACTTAACTGTCTTTCATTCGGATTAGGTATCTCAACCGTATACAGCTTCTCTTTTTGGATGGTGTAGCCGAATTGGTGCATATTAATAAGTGTGTAGACTGGATTTTTTGATGTTTGCATCCAGTAATAGAAGTCATCTTTTTCGACTTCTTCATCGTATATCGACATGTGATATAAATATAAATCGCACTCTAAGCTATCTTTATGCTTCTCGTACCAATCAGCCACAAACCGTGGCACTTCTGGTTGAGGTTGGTCAATCTGGTCGAGTAATACTTTTACAATATGTGTTTTCACTACTGGAATGTCGCCGACACCACCTTTACCAATAGACTGTTTGTCTATCAATTTCTTCGCTTCTTCAATATTCATTTGCTACCTCGCTTAACTTCTTCAACAATTTCAATTGCTACACCTATTGCAGCCATATAACCAGCGTAGCTTTCTTGTTCGTAATTATCCAGATCATTGTCAAATTCTTTATTAAGTCTTTTTAAAATTTCGTCAATCATACCCTATCCCCCATTTCCTGTAAGTTCCGCAATCCGCTTAGTCTGTCTCTGATTTTGCTCGCTAGCACGTTTAAGCTGCTTTTGTGTCCTGCGTAATTGTGACTGTAAGTCTGCTATTTGTGGCTTGTAGTGGTTTTGTAAGGCTATACTTATCATCAGTAACATAAGAACTGCTGTCATTAAGACGGCAATTACATTAGACTGCATATACAATCTATCATCTTTCCGCTCTATCTCTTCTAGCAGCGGTTTTATTAGTTCTTCTGTCATTTTTCCCACTCCCTAGTATATTTTTCTTTAACTGTTGCTTCGCAAGAATTCCAAAACTTCAACATGTCTGCTTTTCGCGTAAAGGTTTTCTCTTCAAACTGAGGCTTTGCCTCAAAATTCTTTTCTCTACTCGTGTAGATTCTAACGACATATTCTTTTTTTTCATCTAGACTCCTAACTGCGCCTTAACTGCTTCAAATAAGGCGTTCTGATTTTTTTCTTTGCCTTGTAAAATCCTAAGTACTTTTTCATCAACTGTATTTTCTGCAACAATGTGGTGCACAATAACGGGTTCTGTCTGCCCCTGTCTATCTAATCTGGCATTAGCTTGCTGATAATATTCAAGACTCCATGTTAGCCCAAACCAAACAATAATATGCCCGCCTTTTTGTAGATTAAGCCCATGCCCCGCCGATTGAGGGTGGCACAGAAGAATTGGTATTTTTCCGGAATTCCACTTGTCAACCGACGTCAGCTCTTCAGCCTGAGGAAATCGTTTCTTAAGTCTCTCAAGATCATGTTGATACTGGTAAAAAACTAAGATAGGCTGGCCTTGGCTTTCTTCTACTATGTTCTCAAGCGCGTCAAGTTTGTCGTCGTGTATAGGAACTGTTGCTTTATCATCATCATAGATAGCACCATTGGCCATTTGAAGTAATTTATTGGCCAAAACCGCAGAATTAGCCGCAGATATTTCTTTATTTTTAAACTCCAACACCAAATCAGCTTCAAGCTGTTTGTAGGCTTTCATATTAGATAACTTAACTGATACAACGTTGTTGGTTCGCGGCGGTAACTTGAGATAGTCTTTAGCTTTCATGCTGACACAGATATCCTCAATCTTGTTATAGATTTCTGCTTCTGCACCATCCCTAATTGCCCAACTGTAAATGATTGGACCATTACGCTTATCAGGAACAAAATACTTGTCTTTAAATCGAGTCTGGCTCGTCTCAAGCCTGTCGCCTCTGTCCATCAGATAAATCTGCGGCCACAAATCAATCAAACTGTTAGGCGCTGGGGTTCCTGTTAGTCCTACAAGGCGTCGGACTTTCGGTCTAACTTTTCGCAAAGCCCTAAACCGTTTTGACTTACTAGACTTAAAGCTTGACAGCTCATCAATAACAACAAAGGTAAACGGCCATTTAGTCTTGTAGTATTCAACAAGCCAAGTAACATTCTCACGATTAATCAAATAGATATCGGCTTCTGTTTCTAAGGCTTCAACTCGTTTTCCCTCACTCCCCAAAACTTTAGAGTAGGTGAAATCAAAATGCCATTTCTCAATCTCCGTTGACCATGTTTCTTCCGCCACTTTTTTAGGGGCTACGATTAAAATCTTATGATCCTCGGAAAAAATATTTTGAATCTCATCTATCGCTGCTAGTGTTGTCAGCGTTTTACCAAGGCCCATGTCAAGTAAAAGGCCACAATAAGGGTGCTCTACTATCCATGTCTTAGCGTATTCCTGATACTCGTGCAGTCTCACACCCAGTTCTCCATTTCTTTTAAGGCTATGTCCACTGATTCGTAGGAGTCAACAACCCAAACATGCTGCCCAGCCTCTTTTATTTTTTTGTGCATTGCAACTTGGCTGGGTCTTGGTTTTTTACCAGGCGCTTTGACCTCTACAAAAAAGGTTCCCGTATTCATGACAACAATTCTGTCAGGCACTCCTATCGTCCCTGGACTAGTAAATTTTAAACACAGCCCTTTTGTTTTCTTTTTCAAATAATTTTCAATATCTTTTTCAGTCCTCATCCTTCCTCCTTTGGTCAATAAAGGTCAGGGTTACCGTTTTTTTCAACTTACTTTCTCTTTTTTATATATGTGTTTTATATATGCCTTATTTTATATATATTTATTTTTTATATTTATATTTAAGTTAATAGAAGAAAAGTGGTAGATTGGTAACCACAGGGGCTAAACTATTGCTATGAAAGACCTCTTAGGGCTACCAAAAAGCTACCGGGGTTACTTTTCGAACCCATTTCTAAGGGTCGAGTTACTAAGTTACCGATTTTTCCAATTCGGTTTTGGTTTTTTAAAAATTATTTTTAAATTTTTTATTTTTAAAGTTTGAAAAAACCGGTAACTTGGTAACTTTTTTCTAGGGTTACCAAACTCTAATTCCAAAAAAGTAACCCCTAAAACTCACTTTTTAACCTAAAGCCGACCCAATTTTTGGCTTGCTTTCCATCAGATTTAACGTTTTTATTTTCATAATTTAGCTCTCTTAGCCGATGGTTAAATGCATTTTTTGCCAAAGGTTTGTAGCCTGAATCCTGACAATAGAATTTATAAGCTGGGTAGACATCCCTAACAGGAACTTTGAAGTCTTCGCCAAGTTCACACTCGTCTTCAAGGAACATAGCTACGACATCGTTGCCTTTTTCCCATTTCTCGACACTTGACCTCATGCTGGCGCTAATACTGAAATCTCTCTTACTCAAGGCCTTTCTAAACCCCTCCATCGCTCTGTTAAAGATACCGGGTACCTCACTCATAATCTTATCTAGCGGGTATTTCGCCTTAACTTCCTGCGTTAAAACCTTATCCATCTCGAGGATCATCATGCGGCGCTTAAGTCCTCCACTGAAATCTCGCATAGGTGGGAGCTCATTCATGGCAAAAGACAGCTTGGCATAATTGTAAAAATTAATAGGCTCTTTGTTTTTCCGGTCAGCGTGTATCGTATCTTCCCCAGTCAACATTTTAAGCGTAGCCCCATCTGCTAAATATTGGGGCTTTGCGTCAGTGTCAAAGTTGGCTGTCTTACGATATAATCCGATTTTTGCAAAGCGTTCTTGCATCAGGTACTGCAGTGTCACGGCTGAATAATTATCAGCGCCTATCATTTCACGTAAAATATTAATTAGTGTTGATTTGCCAGTGCCCCCGCTACCATAGATGAATAGCATTTTTTGAATAGTGTATTCACGATAAAAGTTATAGCCAAACCACTCAAAGATGAAATCTATATTTTCAGCTCCGACGGTCTCCCTAAGAAAACCCTCAAAGGTTTCACAGGTCGCCTCGGGGTCATAGACAACGGGATGGCTTGACCTGGCATGCAATTCTGGATCAAACTTAGTCTTAAAGCTGTTATCCCTCAGGTCATAGACTCCGTTCGCTAGCACTATCTTGTTAAGATCACTCTCGGTAAACACTTCGCTTGAAAAAGCCTGTGCTTTAATCGCTACGATGGTTTCGCTAATGTGCCTAATCTTAGTAATTTTACCGAGTTTCTTAGTTGAGATATAACTCTTCAAATATTCCTCTGCATTTGGCAACCAGATGCCTTTTTTAGCGTCGTATCTTAAGAACTCAAAGCCGTCCCAATAAATCGGAACCTCCTTAATAATCTGCGTTGCTAGCAAATAACTATTGACCTCAGGTTCACCCCTCTCATCAATTTCAAGCCAGCTTCTGTCATCTTCGACTGGTAACTCTTCATCGAAATCGCCTAAAGCCTCCGCCATTAGATAGTCTTTAATTTCGGGTAAGTCACAGACAAAAGCATTCATCGCTTTGCTTGATGGTAGCTTATTAGTAGGAGTATTATCTTTAGCCCCGCTATCTTGCTCTCCGAATTTATGGATACGAACAAGGTCGTATGCATTTACAAGCGTATCCCCCACGGGATCTGTCCCGTGATGACTATAAGCGAAGACATCATCATAGATAACTAAGCCGTTTGCGGTTGAGCCCTCAGTGTAGGTGTACCTATCAGGAGTTGTTCCTTCTTCATAAACCTCAGGTAAGAACGTTGCAATGGCCTGTCTAATGTCATAGTTACGACAAAAGGCTCCAATAAGTCCTTTTTTACTAAGCGGGTCACCTTGTTTTTTAGCTTCGCGCTGTCTCTTAACAGCGTGCGTCGGGCTTTCTGGCCAGAAGCTTGAGTCATGCCAGTCCGGGTATGTGTCAAGCACCTCATCAACACTCAGAAAAGCCTCGTCGTTATATTTAAACGTAAAGTCGGCACCTCTTGAGTGGCTCGGCCAGAACATCAAGCGTACGCTTTGATAAGTCGTGTCATCAAAGTTCGACATGCCTAGTTGATTAGCCAAATATCTAGCGACTGGCTCATATTCATCAGGCATCATTAAACGGTCAGTAGGGATAATAAGACGGTACTTAGCAGCTTTTTTTGAGTGGCTGTGAGTACTGTAGAGTACGAATGCATAATCTGCAAGCAGGTCTAGCCTATCTAAGAAATCTTTACTTGGGCTATCTGCGTCAAGCGCAACCAAGGACCTGCTTTGAACATTTTCGTTTTTTCGTTTACCCTGCTTTAGCCACCCGCCGACAAAGCCCCCTACGTCTTTTGCTTGCCCTTTTTCTGCTCGAGACATCTTCTGGTACTCCGCAAACGTCTCTTGGGTGACTGTAGGTTTCTCTAACCTCTCAACCAGCTCCTGCCAAGTTAGCGTGATATTTTTCCATGTCTTAGCTGTTCGCGAACTACCTGTTGCGATATGAAGCTCTTGCAGGGGAGAAGACTTTACTATTAGTTTTTCTTGCTTCATCTATCTAATCCTTCATATAATACTTTGTTACATAGCCTTCGCTATTTAAAGGAAGACCCTCCGCCCATTCAGGCGCTTGTGCCATAAGATCATTAACCCCTTCGATTGTCAGGCCTGAGCCTTCGATAATAGCCTCATCATGAACGTGGAAAACAACACCATGGCCTGCAGCTTCAATCCTCAGAAGCGCTTCAGCTAGAATATCCCTAGCCGTCGCCTGAACGATATTTTCGACAAGCTTACCGCCATAAGTCTCTTGCGCTGTGAAGTATGCCTTATCTCCTTGGCCCTCATAGATGATTTTGTCTCCAAAGTCACCAGGCTCAACCTTGGCTCTTGCATAAGCTAAGTTCCTACCACTAGGCAATGTTATAAAGAGGAAACCTTTACGGTATCTAAATCGTAGTTTTCCAAGTTTTATCGGTGCTCTCGATTTGATGGCTTTGATGGCGGCTCTTTGTACGTCTTTCCAAAATTGGACGATTTTCTTATTGGTCCTGCGCCAGTCATCAACTAACCCTTGAAGCTCCTCTTCCTTGACCCCCATATTTAGAGCCCCCATCTGCTTGAGCGCTCCAGGACCTCCTTGATAGCCAAGTGCCAACTCTGAGATTTTGCCTTTTTGGCGTAGTTCCTTATCAATCTCCTCAATTGGAATTCCGAACATCTGGCTAGCGGATGCCTCATAGATTTTTCCGTGCGTCGAAAACACGTCAAGCCTCCACTGCTCTCCGGCAAACCACGCAATCACCCTAGCCTCAATCGCTGAGAAGTCAGAGACGTAGAAGGTACAGCAGTCTTTGGCCACGAGTGCCGTTCTTACTAGCTGCTTTAAAGTGTCGTTAAGACTATCGTATAAAATCTCCACAGCATCAATATCACGCTTTTTAACATACTCTCTAGCATCATCTAGATCCTTTATATAATTCCTAGCTAAGTTCTGTACTTGGACAACTCTGCCCGCCCATCTTCCTGTCCTGCTAGCTCCGTAAAACTGAAGTAGTCCATGAACTCGTCCGTCTGAGCACATAGCTCTTTCCATAGCTTCATATTTTTTTAGACTTGACATCGCGGTTTGTAGTTTAAGTTCTAAGACTCTCTTAAGTTCTCCTTCGGCCGTCTTAAGTTCCCGTTCAACATCTGCTTTAGTCAGCCCATTAGCCGAATAACCGTGTTCTTTTAGCCACGGTAGCAGCTGCGCCCTGCTATTAGGATTATCAAGTCCTGTTAGAGCTTTTAGTTCACCAGACAAACTTTCCATCTTAACATCTTTACAATACAAAGCCGAAGCAACTAACTCTTTATCAAGCGCCACGCCTCTGTCGTTGATTCTCTGGTCGCAGACGTAGTAATCCCACTCACGGTCGTGCACAGGAACTGACTCTAGTTTTTCGGCAATTGCCATCTCAACAACTACGTCTTGGATGCAGTAGTCAATAAACATTTGCCACTTTTCGGGGGCGTGTTCTGGTAAATTTCTAGTTCTCCCACCGTTAGTTTTACTTGGTTTGCAAGGCAGGGAAAAGTATCTGATTAAGTTTTTACCCGAGGTATCTTTTTCCTGTGCTAATTTTAAATACAGCGCACACTTTTCCAAGCTTGAAGGCAGACCCAACTCTTGGGCCAGCACCATGGTGCATTGCCATTGGCAAGGATCTAGATAGTAAGGTAGGCCGAGGTAACGACTGAGACAAACTCTTTCGAATTGGGCATTAAAGGCGTGCTTTCGGACTTTATCATCAAATAACATATCTTTGATGTCTTCAGGTAGAGACTGCCTTGTCAAATCAAGGCACTCTACTTCTCCGCCATCTATAGAGTAAGCGAAAAGTAAAATCTCAAAATCTTCTGCGTCAGCATACTTGTAAACCCCATTTTTGATGTCATTCGAACTATAGGTTTCAATATCAATATTTAAATGTCTCATACCTCTCCTTTAAAAATGAGGAGCCTCTAAAGAGGCCCTCAACTATAAAATGTCGTCTTCGTCCTCTTCTTCGTTCCACTCGTCAAAATCTGCATCAGCTGACGAACGGCCGCCAAGGTAGTCTCCTTTAGCAACAATTTGGACGTTGTTTAATCCGCAAGAGATTCCTTTATTTCCCGCTGTGTTGTAAGCATAGGCATTAAGTGATACACGAGCATAGACGCCAGAGTAGACTTCTTCTGCGGAATCAACAGAGTTTTTATACTTGTCAATGATCTGCGGTTTAGTTTTGCTTGAGATTGACATGAACATATGGCCTGCGTACTCTGGGTGCTCTTCGGTATCCATTTCTTCGTCACCATCACGAAGCGTTGTCTTAACGCGCTCCCATTTAACTCCTTTGAGTTTATTGTCCTTGGCAGCTTCATAAGCAGCTCTCTGCGCGTCTTTAATTTTCTTGATTGTGGCTTTGTCTGTTTTTGGAATTAAGATAACTGTTGAATACTTAGCCTCTTGGCCTTCAAAGGCTTTAGGCTCTAGTAAAGCTACATAGCTTAGGCGTACTTTTCCGGTCACTACTTTAGTTGTGTTTGGTGTTGTTGTCATAATTATTTTTCTCCTATTCAAAATCTTTAATTGCTTGTTCTAAACTGTTTATTGCTGGGCGCTTATCCTTTTCAGGGACAAGTACAGGTTTGCCCTGTGGTTTATCAATTACTTCTGCTAATAAATCAGCAAAAGTGGTTTTACCTATTAACTTTTCAAGAGCTCCCATTGCTAACAGCTCTTTCGGTTTAAAAATCTCATCGTCAAAGCCGTTATCTTGTAAAATATCAATTGCTTTGTCTTTATCAGTGATAACTCGATTACTTCTACCTTCGACAATCTTATAGCCTGGAACTTCTTTTCCTGAGAGTGCTTCTTTCAGGGCATAGGCTTCAACTGACTCAACCCACTTCTTGATAGCTGAGGCTTTGTCAAGGATCTCTGCGACGGCTTCATCAGATAAATAGACAGGCTCCTGATAGTCATATTTATCAATTAATTCCCAGTTTTCTTGCGCTCTTGGCACCAATTTAGCTGCGACAGGAGACCACTGCAATACTTTTTCACTTAGGTTCCAGTCACCAATGCCTGCATCTGCTTGAGCTGCCATAGGCAAGACAACATTATCCGCCCAATACAGAAGCTCCTCTACGTAAATGTCAACAGAACTAACCGAATCTAAACGTGGCTGAATAATGGTCATCTTGATACGGTCAAAGTCATAAACCATATCGTAGGAAGCATAAGCTCCCAGAGCGTACAACCCCATCTGCGGGTTTTGGTTAGCAGACACAGGCATACCCTTGCCATACTTAAGATCAATAATTTCAATGACCCCATCCGCCAAAATGACGACATCCGAAGTCCCAAAACCGCCAGGCACCCAGTCGCTAAAATCAACCCGTTTTTCAAGTTCAATTTCGGCATTCTCATAAGCATTTAGGTGCTCCATAACAATATCTGTGTAAAGCTCCGTCATCTCTTCCATCTCTTCGTTGTAGAAGTCTGAGTTTTCCTTAAAAGCCTTTGTTAACGTGTTAAATTTACGCTTGGTGATTTTACCAGACTTGTACATCAGTTTGATTTCAGAAAGCTCGTGGGCGCTTGTGCCCTCTTGAGTGTATACGGTGTCGCGGCTAGGATAGTCTGCTTCTAATCTCGGTAGCATAGGGCAATAAAGCCATCTGTGAGCACTAGAAGCAGACAGTAGTGCGTGATTTTCTACTGGCATTAGAGAGCCTCCAACTTCTCAACAAACTCCGCAAACTGGTATTCTTCAAGTTCACCAACTTTTGCGACGTTCATCTCTCTCAAGACTTCCTTGATGTCCTTTGACTTCCCTTCTTCAACCTTGGCTTTAGCCATTTTCTTAATATCAGCTAATGTTAAAGTTACAGACTCTTCTTTCTTTTTAGGAGCTGGTTTTTCTTCAACAACATCCTTGGTTACTGTCTTCGGCATATCCAGAGCTTCACGCATAGCATCGAAAACACCTGCCATGCTCTCTGCTTTAAAAGTTACTTCAATCATTGTGTTTCTCTCTTTCTGTGTTATAATTTAAGTGTGTGTGTAATTGTTGACGGTTTCCTAAGCCGTCTTTTTTGATGCAATCAATAGCCTCACCTCCCCAAAAGTCCTTTAATATCAAGAATGTCTTTAGCAACCTGACTACGATAGTATGGGTTATCATGTAAACCTTCCTCGTAATAGGGATTAAGCACAAACTCCCAATCTCCGTCCGGCAACTCAACTTCGATAGCTTCGTTATCAATAATTTCTAACTCACGTTCAAGATAAGCTAGTGCGTATTCTAAGTAGTTCATTTTCTCTCCTCAATTACTTGTTTTAAAGTTGTTAATATAAAAACTGCGTCTGCTAAGGCTTGGTTTTGGGAGCAAGAGAGCCCCCCCCTGGCGTAAAATATCATTTAAACCAGCTAGGGTTTCACCTATGAGTTTTATTGAAATATTCATTTCTTTTTACCCCACAAAAATTCTTGCCATGACAAAGTTGCACCTTTAAATTCTTTCTCAGCCAACTTAACAAAGTTCCTCCTATCCTGGTCTTCTTTAAAAGTTTCCTTAGCTAATCGTCTCCAAAAGGCTTTTCTCGTCGCTTGACGCTCCAAAAAAGTTTCACTGAATTTAAAATCATTTCCTTGATAAAGAGCTTCATATTTCTCTACGTCATTTAACGTCGGTAGCTCAATCCAAAGCATCGATTTTAAATCTTGCTTGATAACACTCAACTGAGCAGATAGGATAGGTAAGCTATCTCGTCTTTCAGCTTCAGGTTTAGCTAACTCCCCCTCAATCCGATTAAGGTTCTTAATAATCTTTTCAAAAGTTGTCATCATTCTGCGCCTCCTAGCTTGAGAATTTCATTAAGGATACGTATTTTTTCTTTGGAATAGCTTCTGAATTTATCCTTTAAGTTCAGTAAGAGTTCCAGATCAGATATTTCGCCAGACTCGTTTAAGTCAAGTAAAGCCTCAACTGTGCTCTCAAAATCTGTCGCATTTTCTAGTAGTTGTTTTTGTAATTCCCATTTAGACATAACGTTCTGCACTCCATTTCTTACTGTTTTCTAAAGCCACTTCCCTGAAAATTTTTCGCTTATTCTCGGGTGAGTTATGTTTTTTAATGACTTCGTGTTGCACTCTAGCGATGATTGCTAAGATGATAGTTGTTGTAAGTAGTAAAATTTCTAATTTGTTCATGTTATACTCCAATTTCTGTGATACCACTCGATGACTAAATCTCGTGGGTATTTTTCCCGACCTCCCGTTTCAATACGCGGGAAATCTTTGTGGCTGTTAAATCTTGCGTCAAATGTTTTAGGGTCAATCCCAAACATCTTGCTGACTTGCTTTTTATTGAGTTCTAGCGGATAAATTTCCGTCTCACTGTTAATCATTTTCATGACTTTGACTTTGCGGTCAATCAGGCCCGCTTCAAACTCATCTAACATTTGTAATAATCTGCTATCCATGATAAAATTACCTCATAAGTATTTTTGTTTTGAGTCCGATTCCCGTCGGGCTTTTTTGATATAATCATCAGTAGCCTAAGCTCCTCTTGGATACTGTTTTGACTACAGTTCCGTCTTCTTGGCATTCACGATATTGAACACCGCCGCTATTTTGGACCTCCGTAGTTATGCCCACGGAGCTAAAATCATAGCCTTTTTCCAGTTTTTCTAAACGTTCAAAAATGTTAATGAAAAGGGCATCATAGTTTTGTTTTTCTGCGTCTGTCATAAGGTTCCTTTCTAGTACTGCGTTAAGCAATTGGTTCATATAATTCTCTTCTATCTGATTTTTAAATCTGAAATAACTTTTAAGACAAAGCGATTAGATGCTGGGTCTTTTTTTCTTCCAGCTAAGATATTCGCCACATCTTGCGGTTCTTTATTATAGGTAACTGCTAAGTCAACTTGTTTTAGCTTATTGTCAAGCAGATACTTCTTAATTTTTTCAACAGCGACTGTGTTGTCTGACATGCGTTAGACTCCTTTCTAGTAAGTAGATTTATTTAAAACAACTTAACGGAAACGTTATTCTGCTCGATTCAAACAGTATCCATCTTGATTTTTTCGACTTACAAATATATAATGCAAGTAACCTTTTATGAAAGGAGGACTTTTCGTTTGTCCGAGTTTTTGAAGGAGACTGTGTCTCAGTAGAAGATGGATTCGTTTGTAGGTTTTCCTTTTGCCTACCGCACTTGACTAGCAAGATTCAATAGGGGTTCCTATATCTTCATTGGCGTCCTGGCCGGACGACCACAGAAATTGCAAACTGGCTGTCGCTCGCAAAAGCGACGAAGAATAGGAAATCAAAATCGAGAATCATTTTCTACTCCAACTACAGTGCCGGGGACGATACCGGTGAAGTGTTGTTGACTACTGCTATTAGTTTGAGCAGAATAATTTCCGTAGCACCATCTAGATAGCAGCTAGGTGGTGTTTTATTTTTGTAAGCAAGAAAGTTAGTAAAAAGTTTAATTTTTTGTTGACATTATTTATTCTATTGTATAGAATGAATGTATAGAAAAAACCTAGTTATAACCTTTATAACTCTTTTATATTCCGCAGTTCCCCAACTACTTAAAAAGATTTGTAAAAAGTTTAACTTCGTTTTTTACTAACTATCTTACAAAAACTATTTTAAACTAAAGAATAATATAAGTCAACCTTTTTTGTTCAAAAGTTTAAATATTTTTTGTCATACCCTTAGAAAGGTTGATAAAACAATGTTTCCTGTTTTTGAAAAAGTAAAAGAACTGGCAAAAAAGCATGGAATTTCTTTGAATACACTAGAAGATAATCTTGGGTATGGAAGAAATTCACTCTATAGTTTAAAAAATAAAAAACCTAACGCTGAACGTCTTCAAGAAATTGCCGATTACTTTAATGTCTCTACCGACTATCTGCTTGGTAGGACAGGTAATCCTGCTATTGCAAAAGACGGTCAAGAGTATAACACTGAAGATCTACGAAAAATGGCTGAAAATGCCAAAACATTCGATGGTAAGCCGCTTACCGAATCAGATATTGAAGCCATCCAAAATATCATTGAAATTTACTTGAAGGGAAGATAGTCTATGACTATTGAGGAGATTTTAGACTTTCATAATGTAGAATTAGCTTATTTCGATAATGAACTATGGCCACGTCCAGGAATCTATATTGATGAAATAAAAGTTGTCTTCGTTAATAGAGCGTTATCCGATGAGTCAAAAAAGAAAGTTATTTTTCACGAACTAGGACATATTGAACACGATTCTGGCCAATATCAAAGGCGTCATGAAGAATTTGAATTGCAGGCAAATAGACATATGATCAAATGCCTCTTAGAAGAAGAGTTTTGTTATATCGAAGATAAACTTGAGTTCAATTACTTATCTTTTATGAAAAGGCACAACTTAAAAACCATAACTGATGAAGTCATGGTTATTAGTGAGTATTATAATCTGCTTGATGCAGTATGAAGTAGGGTTTAAATGGAAATTGATAAAATTTTAGAAGAAGTTATTGAAAAAATTCCGAAGATTAATTCTTCAAGTGATTATTGGTTAGTTAGGTCAAACTCAGGCGAGTTCTATACTGATTTCAACATAAATAGCTATATTGGGATTGGCTGGAATGAAATAAGTTTAGAAAATATAAAATCAGCGAATAATGATGCAGACTCTTTGAAAAACATTCTAAGAGCTCAACTGACAATCGATGAAGAAAAAGAGTTAAGTGAACAATCTTATGGAAGTATTGCAGGTCAACTATTACGTTTTGTTAATAAAATAAAAATAAATGACATTATTGTAGTTCCTTCAGAACGCTCAGAAAGATTTATAGTTGGAAAAGTAATTAGCTTACCTTATGAAGAAAGCTCAGCTGCTGACCAGATAACAGAAAACAACCCTGGAGATTATCATAAATCTAACTATGTAAAGAGAATAAAAATTAAATGGATTAATCATTTCAAAAGATCTGATGCAGATAGTGCTTTATATAAAATGATTTATACACACAACACATTGTCTGATATTAACGATTATAAAACTTATATTAATCGTGCATTATATAGATACTACATTGAGGATGAAAAATTATTCATATCATATAAAGTAACTGAAACTGATGATATTTCTAGTGAAAGTTTAGGTCAGTTCATATACCAATATTCACTCCTCAACCGACTAATATCCCCAACTAATAAATTGGACGTTAAAAGTAATGTACAATCACCAGGAGATGTAGAATTTATCTCGCATGTTGTTAAAGATGGTCTTCTGATCTTTGCCTTAATCGCCGGAGGAGGCGCAACGTTTTTTGGTGGAAAAATTTCTATTTTCGGAATTGAATTTGAGTATCCAGGTATATTAAAGAATTATCACAAATATAAGAATGAGAAACGCAGTGAGCAAATTGATAATGACAGCAAGCAACTAGAATTAATTCGAGAAGCAGTGAAACTATCAAGCGAATTACAGGCCCCAATATCAGCATTGGGAATAGAAGTTCCTGATAAACTAGAGGATGCTTTAAATTCAGTAATCGAAGATGAGCAACTATAAAATTTTGTAGTCACACTAAAAAAGTATGAATCATTTTGATACATACTTAATTTGATATTTTAATAATATTGCAGATAATAGTGAGATAGCAAATTGAATCATTATATTATTAATGAAGTCAGTTAATCTTAAAGTAATCGACCAAATTAATAAAAATATTGATAAGTTAACTATAAATTGTAAAAAAATATAAGATATTTTTCTTCCATTAAATTTTCTTAAGTTTTCCATAGTGTCAACTCCATCTACTGGTTGAATATATTGTAACATATTTTTATACATATATAATCTCAAAAATCCCTACACTCAACTTTGGACGGTCCGAGCATAGGGTAGATGTATAAGAAACAAGCATTAAATGGCTCGTTTTCTTGTACCCATTTTAACAGAAAAATGAGGTGAAAACAATGGCATTTTATCGAAAATTAGGTTCTGGGTGGGAGTATCGCATCACCTATCGTGACAGTCAAGGTAAAAAAAGAGAAAAATCAAAACGTGGATTTAAAACAAAAACACTTGCAAAAGTCGCTGCTCAGCAAGCAGAAATTGATTTAAACACGATGACTGCTGACCTTTTAGATATTACTGTTTTAGACTACAACAGGCGTTGGGCAGACATATATAAAAAGCCTCACATTACCGCAAAGACGTGGCAGACATACACCAAAAATTTTAAGCACATCGAACATTATTTTGGGACTCGGAAGCTCAAGAGTATCACACACACCTTTTATCAGCAAGTCCTTAATGACTTTGGCGAAAAAGTAGCCCAACAAACTCTGGATAAATTTCATTATCAAATCAAGGGTGCTTGTAAAATGGCCATTCGTGATGGCATTATTAGGGATAATTTTGCCGATGGGGCCATCGTTAGATCGCAAAAACCCGCCAAAGAAGAGTCAGAGAAATTCATGGAAGAATCAGAATACCTCACCTTTATCAAGGTTGCCAAAAGCAAAGTCAAGTACCCATCATACCTGACAACGTATATCATAGCCGTCACTGGTTTACGGTTTGCAGAAGTTCAAGGGTTGACTTGGAAAGACATCGATTTTGATAATGGCTATATCGATATTAATAAAACTTTTGATTATTCAATTTCTCAAAATTTTGGTCCGACCAAAAACGAGCAGTCCATCAGGAAGGTACCGATTGATAAAAATAGCCTTGAGCTACTAAGGAATTTTAAGAGCAACTATTATCAGGATAATAAACTCGATCGTATATGCTTTGGAGCGTCAAATAATGCAACGAACAAAGTTATAAAAAGAGTGACTGGCAGAAATCTAACCAATCACTCGCTAAGACATACTTACGCTTCTTATTTGATAGCACAGGGTGTTGATTTAATATCAGTATCCAAGCTGTTGGGGCACGAAAATCTCAACATCACACTCAAAGTTTACGCTCATCAAATAGAAAGCTTAAAAGAAAAGAATGACCATCAGGTCAAAAACATTTTTCAAAATCTCAAATTTGACGGGTGA